TATGATAATCTGTACGATAATATTGACCATAGTACTATACCTCATGCTGTCCTTACTATCGCTGATTACCAATACAAGTCTGCTTTTGTAGCAGACCAAGAGATAAATCTACTTGCGTGTTTGTCTGAAATTTCAGTTCAATGTAAATTTAAGTGAGGTGAATTATGTATCATGAACATGATTTTTGGACACACTCTACACCACTCTTAGAACCAGATGTAATAAAAGACATAAACAAAACTGTAAGTGAAAGGTATTACAAAGTTGAAAAGAAAGACATGGGTGCAAAAAGCAAAGATGGTAAGTACCTAAAGAATATAGAACCAAAGAATATATACTTGAGAGATTTACCAGAAACTTTACTAGATGTTTTACACATGGGGTTTCACGTTTGTCATCACTCTTTTGGTTTTACTACGTTTCCTTTAAACAGATGGGATACTTTACTACACAATGTATATTCTTCAGATATACAAGGTCACTATGGTGAACACTCAGATCAATCTAGAAGCCAAATTTATGACACAAAAATGACTATATTAGTAAACTTATCAGAGGGTGAGTATGAGGGGGGTGACTTGATAGTGAATAAAGCAGTTACAGATTTTAGAACGCCTGGTAGTGTCATAGTATTCAAGTCTTATTTACCACATGAAGTAACACCTGTTACTAAAGGTGAGAGAATATCCCTAACATACTTTATCAAGGGGCCCAAGTCAACATGACTTATGAATTAAAAGATTATCTCAAAGCGATAAACAAAACAAAAGAAAAACTTATGGATACAGATGATGCAATGTGGGAAAAGAAATATCCAGCGTATGTTATTAACAAATGTATTGCACCATTTAATCAAGAAACAGTTCACTTTGTAAATGCAATGAATACCAACCACCATGTAGACTCTAAACTACAGTTTGACTTTTTACTAAATAGTCTGAGGTCAATGGATAGATTTACTCCATGGCTCAAGGCGAAAAAACTAAGAAACATAGAGTATGTTAAAGAGTATTATGGGTATAGTAATGAGAAGGCAAAAGTCGCTCTTGATGTACTTAGTGATGAACAGATTAAGACTATTAAGAATAGTTTGAGTAAGGGTGGTAAAAATGGAAAGTAGTAATTGGACACAAGAGCAGATGTTAGAAGTTGGTTTGAAAGAACCAGATGATTTTCTAAAGGTTCGTGAAACACTATCTCGCATAGGTGTCGCATCAAGAAAAGAAAGAAAACTCTATCAGAGTTGTCACATTCTCCACAAACAAGGTAGATATTATATCGTACATTTCAAGGAATTGTTCGCACTAGATGGGAAAGAAACCAATCTATCAGAGAACGATATTGCAAGGAGAAACTCTATTGCAAAGTTATTAAAAGACTGGGGCTTAGTTGATATCAAAGGTAATGCAGATGTTGTTGCACCTTTGAGTCAGATCAAGATAATCTCATATAAAGAGAAAGATGAGTGGATACTTGAAACTAAGTATAACATTGGAAAAAAAAGGGAAACATGAGAAAACAATTAGTCGAAGCGCTCAAAGATAAATATCGTGCAGATTATAGTACTGCACACGCAAGTCTTAATATCTATATGACAAATCCTGTTGGGATAGGAGAACACCCCCAGCACCTAGAGGAGATGGATAAGTGGATAGATCAGATGGCATCTGCACAAGATAAATTAGATATACTTGAAAAAGAGTATCAACCCATACCAGAAAAATTATGAGGAATATATGGTGACAGTAGTAGTAAAGAATGGAAACGTGGAGAGAGCTATGAGGACTCTCAAAAAGAAACTACAAAAAGAGGGTATATTGAAAGATATCAAATCTAGACAATACTTTGAAAAACCTTCTGCAAAACGAGCAAGAAAAAAAGCAGAGGGAATAAAAAGATACCAAAGAAATATGCGTAAGAAAATAGAACGAATTGGGTATTGACAAACAATACGAATCGTGATATATTTATTTTATGAAGTTTTATACAAATGTTACTCGCTGGGGTAATAACCTACTAATCAGAGAATATGTAAACGGACAAAGGCTTAATCGTAGGGTTAAGTACTCTCCTACACTTTATATGAGAGTTGCAAAACCAACAGAGTATAAAACTCTTGATGGTAATTTTGTAACTCCAGTTTCACATGAAACAATGAAAGATGCTAGTGAGTGGGTTGACATCTATAAGAACCAATCACATCTAGTATTTGGTAATACACTCTATGCGTATTCTTATCTTGCAGATGAATATCCTAACAGGGTTGAGTGGGATATAGAAAAGTTGTTGATGGTTACCATTGATATTGAAACTCAGTGTGAGAATGGATTTCCTAATCCAAGAGATGCTATTGAACCTTTATTGTCAATCACTATCAAAAACCACCAGACAAAAGAAATAGTTGTCTGGGGTATTGGTGACTTTAAAAACAATCGTGAAGATGTAGACTATATTGAGTGTGAAACTGAACGTCATTTGATACAGGAATTTCTTGTATTCTGGGAAAGAAATCAACCAGATATTATCACAGGTTGGAATACAGAGTTCTTTGATATTCCTTATCTGTGTAATCGTATCATCAATCTTTGTGGTAAAGATGAAGTAAATCGACTATCGCCTTGGAAAAGTGTATCTAGTCGTGATATATTTAAAATGGGCAGAACACATCAAATCTATGATATACAAGGTGTTGCAAACTTAGACTACCTAGACCTTTACAGAAAGTTTACATATACAAGTCAAGAGTCATATCGACTTGACCATATTGCATATGTCGAGTTAGGTGAACGTAAAGATGGCAACCCATATGAAACATTTCGTGATTGGTATACAAAAGATTATCAATCATTTATTGAATATAACATCACAGACGTTGAACTTGTTGATAAACTAGAAGATAAGATGGGATTAATTGAACTTCTTTTGACCATGGCCTATGATGCAAAAGTAAATTATATGGACGTTCTTGGTTCTGTTAAATATTGGGATATTCTTATATACAATTATTTGCGTGGTAAGAATATAGTGATTCCACAAAAAAGTAAAAAAGATAAAAAGTCAGAAAAGTTTGAGGGTGCATATGTAAAAGACCCACAAGTTGGTATGCACAATTGGGTTATGTCCTTTGACTTAAACTCACTATATCCACATCTAATTATGCAGTATAATATTTCTTCAGAGACACTTGTTTCACAAGAAAAAATTAAAGGTATGTCTGTTGACAAACTGCTAAAGAAAGAAACAAACACATCTTTTATGAAAACAAAAACTCTTACACCAAATGGTGCATTGTTTAATACAACTAAAAAAGGGTTTCTTCCAGAGATTATGGAAACAATGTACAACGACAGAGTGAAGTATAAGAAACTCATGTTGCAATCTAAACAAGAGTATGAGAATACCAAAGACCCTAAACTCCTAAAAGACATATCAAAGTATAATAACATTCAGATGGCGAAGAAGATATCACTTAACTCTGCTTATGGTGCGATTGGTAACGAGTGGTTTCGATATTATGATTTACTTATCGCAGAGGGTATCACAACTGCTGGTCAGTTGTCTATTCGTTGGATTGAGAACAAGGTCAACGAGTATATGAATAAACTACTGGACACAGAGAATGAAGATTATGTGATCGCATCTGACACAGATTCAATCTATGTGACATTTGACAAGTTGATAGAAAAGTTCAATCCTAAAAATCCAGTGGACTTTTTAGATGTGATTGCAAATGAAAAACTAGAACCATTCATAGACAAATCTTATGAAGAACTTGCAGATTATACAAATGCTTATGCACAGAAGATGCAGATGAAACGTGAGGTGATTGCAGACAAGGGTATATGGACAGCGAAGAAAAGATATATTCTCAATGCATGGGATGTCGAAGGTGTTCGATATAAAGAACCACAACTCAAGATCATGGGGATTGAAGCTGTTAAGTCATCTACGCCTGCACCTTGCAGACAGAAGATTAAAGATGCACTCAAGATTATAATGAGTGGTGATGAAAAGATGCTAAATACATTTATACAAGAATTTAGGGAAGAGTTTATGAATTTACCACCAGAGGATATCGCATACCCAAGAAGTGTTAATGGTCTATCAAAGTTCTCATCAACAAATACTTTGTTTGCAAAAGGTGCTCCCATACATTGTAAAGGTGGTATTCTGTATAATCATTTAGTTAAGAAGAAAAAACTAAGTCATAAGTATCCTTATATTCAAGAGGGTGATAAGATTAAGTTTATACACCTAAAACTACCAAACATCTATCAATCAAGTGCAATATCTTTTATAACAGATTTACCAAAAGAACTTGACTTTCACAGCAAAGTAGACTATACTCTACAGTTTGAGAAGAGTTTTATTGAACCACTCAAGTTTATTACAGAAAAAATTCTCTGGAGAATAGACGAGAGTTACGGAACACAAGGAACACTAGAGGATTTCTTTGGATGATATTGAATAGAGAAGACTCGATATATGCAGCTACAAAGTTGATGAAATACTTTCGTGACTTCAATCGCATTGATGATTATTTTCGTGCAAGAAAGATTGAGAGAGTAAAGAATATACCATCACCACTGCCTGGTATGAGTATGGAAGATGATTTGTTTCAAGAGTTTGATATGCATCCACAGGACATGGACTTCAAAGTAGTTCAGATACCTACAAAACTATTTGATACTTTACTAGAGAAAACTGCATCATTTAGTCCAGATGAGAATCCAGGCAAGACTTTGAAACTTGTAGTTAAAGAAACGAATACCAATACAATAGTTGGTTTTATTCGTTATGGTTCTCCACTCATCAACTCAAAACCTCGTAATGATTTTCTTGGTGGTATACCAGACTTAGATATATTTAACAAACGTGCAATCATGGGTTTCAATATTGTTCCAGTTCAACCATTTGGATATAACTGTCTAGGTGGTAAATTACTTGCAGCCATCTGTTGTTCTCATGCAAGTCGTAGAATGTTAAACCAAAAATATGATACAGAGTTTTGTCTTTTCGAAACCACATCTCTTTATGGTAATATCAAAGGTGCATCCATGTATGATGGTATGCGACCTTATCTGCGATATAAAGGTGACACACAATCTAAGTTTTTATTGACACTTGGAGAAGAAATATATCCAGAAATAAAGGAGTGGTTTACCGAAAGAAATGGTGGTGAAGAACTAATACACAAGGGTGCATCAAGTAGAAAACTCAAGATGCAGACGAAGATGGTTGGTATAATTAAATCTTCACTCAAGGAACATGATAGTAAAGCATTTGAACTATTCAGTAAAGAGATTGCAAAGGCGAGTGATGTAACTACACAGAAGAGATTCTATATGTCAACCTATGGATATGAAAATGCAAGAAATGTACTATTAGGGGAAACAAATGTCTTGACAAAGGCAGAAAATTATGATAGATTCGAACTTGATAATATTATTGTTTGGTGGAAAAAACTTGCAACCAAGAGATACAATAATATTATTGCTGATGGTAGAGTAAGAAAAGAATTAGAGGTTTGGAATAAAGATACAATGGATAAAATTGATATAATCCGATAATTAGGTATTGACAAACAACGAATCTTATGATACTATTAAATTATTGAAGTTCCAAAGATGGGACTACATTAAATCTAAACTAGAATGCTCGCAATGGTGTGAGTAAATGTTAAAGGAGATTGCGATGAGCGATTTAAACTATAGTTGCGAGAATGCAACAGATTACTTTGGCAAGTCAGACGTACAATGTAACAACGGAGACATTAGTGTTTCATGGTTAATGTCTACTGCAACAAATATCAACACACAAAACCGAGCATATCAGCGTGAGAAAGTTTCCACACGAAAGTGGCAACAAGATTTAATGCTTACTATTTTGATTAACACATATGCTGGTATTCCAGAAATACATATTCGTGTTATTGAAATTGGAGATGGTGAATATCGTTTTGAAATAATTGATGGACAACAGCGCATGAGAGCAATCATGGACTTTCTAAATGGTGATTATAAATTACCAGAAGGATTGGTGGTTGATGGTTGTGATTTGAGTGGGATGAATGCACAAGATTTGCAAGACACTTATCCAAAAGTTTATCAACGTATTCTCAACTATCGTATCTCATGTAAATGGTATGAAGATTTGACAGACCAAGAAACTGCATTTCTGTTTATCAAAATTCTTAACAACATTAATGAGATGAAACCCCAAGAACTACGAAATGCTGTTCTTGGTTTCTATTCAGATTATGTTCGTGATACTGCTCGTGGAGACAAAACTCGCAAACTTAACCCACACTCAGTATTTGAACGATATACCAAAATAGTAAAAGGTGAAGAGAAAGAATACTTGACTCACTTTTCTTCAAAATTTACTTTGGGTGGAAGAATGGAAGTTGATGAATGGTTATCATCCCTTATATTTTTCATTATGAATGGTTGGAAAAATGGTATTACTCAAGATAAACACCATGATTGGGTAGAGTCAATTCAAACACCAAATGGTATATATGCTGGAAGATTCAAAGATGCAAAACGTATAAATTCAGTTTTAAATTTTGCAATGGATTTGATGAAATCTACTCCAAAACAGTTCAAAGTAAAACTCAACCCAATGACTTCACTTATGATGGTCGTATATGCTCTTGAGTTAGAAAATCGTGGATACAAAGTAATACCAGAGAAATTTTCTCCAGCATTCTTTGATACATATGTACGATGGAGTGATACTTCTACAAAATTGTATATAAACCACACTGAAATAAATGGTCGCCAGATGAAAGAATTTTCTAACCTTTTTGGTGGAAAAAATGCAAATGCAATTGGCAGTATCTTCAAAGTTCTCGATATGGATTGGAAAGATAGAGAAACAGAAGTTGGAATGATTAAACTTGACCCAAAAGAAACTTTCTCTCGCAAAGATATTCTAACAAAATGGCAAGAACAAGGTGGTAAATGTTTTTATACAGGTATACCTATAGACGAAAACAACCTTGCTGGAGATCATTATATTCCTAGATCTTTTGGTATTGATGCTGGTGGTGTCACTGAATATGATAACCTAGTGGTATGTACTAAAGTATTGAATCTTAGGAAATCGAATATGCATGGAGATGATTTTGTGAAACTCTTGAAGAAAGAATCAAAGCAAGCTGCATGAATTTATTTAAACTAGATTTAAAACTACAAAAAACTGTTAGGGTATTAGTTTACCCTAACATCACATTTCAGAAAGACTTGGAAAAGGATAGTTATATCCAAGTTATAAAAAAACAAATAAAATTGTTAAATGAAATTCGTGATGATTTGTGGTTTTATCTAATTTTACCTTGTCCTGTATCATCTTTAAATTTTGATAATGTAACTCAATACTACATTGATCTACCCACATATCCACCAACGATGAGATCTCATTTTGACGTAAGCACTGTGCAAAAGTTATTAAGTAGTGCGTTAGACTGTGACCTAATAATGTCACATCTACCAGAACACACTCATCAACTTGTAAATACAATGTATAATGTAACACATCATATACCACCAGTGTTTGGATACTGTCACTGGTGGGATGTGAAACAAGTTGTTACTTGGCCTAAGGATAGTTTTAAACAAAATATCACTGGTCTTTTAGAATATCATACTTGTTACTTAAATACTCAACATCAAAAGGATTTAGTATTAGAACAAGCAAAAGAAACTTTTAATGATAGAATCATTAATAGGTTAGATAAGACATTAACTGTGCAACATTTGGGTGTAGATGGGAGTGATATAGTTGATAACATTAATGAAACACCAGAAAAAATTATTGTGTTTAATCACAGACCAGACACCTACAAACATTTTAAAGAATTTATACTTCTTATGGATAAGTTGTGGGAAACAAGAAAAGACTTCAAAGTATGGGTGCCTTTACTAGATAATCCTAGTCGTGAATATATTGTTGTTGACAAAGGTAAAAAAGAGTGGTATTATAAAAAACTTAGAACTTGTTGTGTTGGGTTTTCACCTAAACAAACTTATGGTGGTTGGAGTGTTGCCACCACAGATGGTTTGATGAATGGTGTTCCTTATATAATGTATGATGCACCATATTATGAGGAATTAAATCCAACTGCTGATTTCTTCACTACTGATGATGAAGCGTTATCATTGTTAAATTTGTATCTAGATGGTGAAGTAAGAAATACTCAAGCAACTAAGTCGTTGAATTATATAAGGAAAAACCTAATATATAAAGATGAAATAATAAAAATGTCTGAACTCATGGATACTTTAATATTAAATCAGAGAGTAGTTGATGGGTCAGAAAGATTGAAGTCAATCATAGAATGGATAAAAGATAGCAAGTCTATTACAAAAAAAGATATTATGGATAAATTGGATTGGGGTAGGGGTATAAAGTGGACACCTTATCGCCGTGCTCTCATGAATCATCCAAATATTTTTGATATTAATGACGAAGAACCAAGATATTGTTGGAGAAGTTAAATAATGAGGAGATCAAAATATATGGCAAAAAATGAAAACTTAGAAGAACCAAGAGCTGGATTAATTCGACAAGAAATAATTAGTTACGAACAAGATCAGAAAGGTATGATTACTATAAGAAGAGCAATCAGACATTATTATGAGGATGGTGTGGATTTTTTGGATACAACCCACAGCGAGCCTTTAGCATTATGGGGAACTAAAAAATGAATATGGACGAATATGGTAATGAAGTAGAAAAGTTGATATTGACAAATGGTAAAACGTATGTTGATAAACGTCTGATGGAGAACACTCTAGGTCTTGTCGGTGAGGCTGGTGAGTTCGCAGAAAAGATAAAGAAACAAATAAGAGATGGTAACGAGGTAAATCAACTAGAGTTGGTCAAAGAACTAGGTGATGTGTTGTTCTATGTAACGGCACTTGCAAATCATATCGGTTCAGACTTACAGACAGTTGCAACAAACAATATTGTAAAGTTGCATGATAGACAGAAAAGAAATAAGTTACAGGGTAGTGGAGATAATAGATGAGTGAAACATTTATAAAAGAGTATAATTTTAGTGAAGAGGATATGCATCTTTGTGATGATTTGATTGAGTATCATAAGAACAACATGGAATATAAAAACTTAGGTAAGTCAATCGGTGCAAACGAGATGAAGAAGTCTACTGATGTTACTGTATTTCCAGCATCACAAAATCCATTTATATTAATGTATAGGAAATTATTGTTTGGGTATATAAAAGAATACAATGCAGCTTATGATAATCCACTTGCAGAGATGACGATTGCAGATGGTTTCAATATTCAACATTACAAACCAGGCGAAGGATATCTCAACTGGCATAGTGAAAGAAGTATTCATCTGACACACCAAAGAGCATTGACATTTATGACTTATCTAAACGATGTGGAAGATGGTGGTGGTACGGAGTTCAAGTATCAAGGTCTAAGACATAATGCAAAAAAAGGTAAAACACTTATATGGCCATCTGACTTCACACATACACACAGAGGTCAAAAGTCGGAAACAGAAGAAAAGTATATAACCACTGGTTGGTTCAATCATGTTGATGTTGCATTCATAAGAGGTGAGATATCAAGAGCAGTTGCACAAAGAAACACAGAGATGAAAAAGGAACAAGAAAATAATGAATGATTTTTTGAAAGATATAATTAAGACAACTGGTAATGAGTATGCATCACTAGTTGCAGAGGGTGTAGAGGCAGGAGATAGTGATACATTCATAGACACAGGTTCTTACATATTCAACGCACTTCTAAGTGGTAGTATTCATGGTGGGTTACCATCAAATAAAATTACTGCAATTGCTGGTGAGAGTGCAACTGGTAAAACATTTTTTGTCATGGGTATGGTTAAAAACTTTCTAGATGCAAATCCAGATGCTGGTGTTATTTACTTTGAATCAGAAAGTGCAATTACAAAACAGATGGTTGTTGATAGAGGTATCGACCCTAACAGAATGATTATGATGCCTGTGACTACAGTTCAAGAGTTTAGAACACAAGCACTTAAAGTTCTTGACAAATATCTAGAACAAAATGATGCAGATAGAAAACCTATTATGTTATGTCTTGACTCACTTGGTATGTTATCTACAACAAAAGAAGTAGAAGATACAGCGGACGGAAAAGAAACTAGAGATATGACTAGAGCACAAGTATTGAAAGCTGCGTTCAGAGTTCTTACTTTGAAATTAGGTAAAGCGAAAGTTCCTATGGTCGTGACTAATCACACATATGATGTTGTAGGTTCTATGTTCCCAACAAAAGAGATGGGTGGTGGTTCTGGTTTGAAGTATGCAGCCTCGTCAATTGTATATCTATCAAAGAAGAAAGAGAAAGACGGAACAGAGGTTATTGGTAATATAGTTCATTGTAAAAATCATAAGTCACGATTAACAATAGAAAACAAAATGGTTGATGTTCGATTGACATACAACAAAGGTCTTGATAAATATTATGGACTACTAGACCTTGCACTCAAATATGATATCTTCAAGTCTGTGTCAACTCGTATTGAATTGCCAGATGGTGCTAAACAATATGCAAAGACTATTAATAATGACCCAACAAAGTATTTTACTGAGGACATTATGAAACAGTTAGATGAGTGTGCAGAAAAAGAATTTAAGTATGGACAACCAGATACAAATCCATGATAACTTTTTAGACCCAGAGGATTTAACTAAAATTAAAGACCTCATGGTATCTGAAGATGGAAACTTTCAATGGTACTTCTCACCAAGTAAAGTTACTGACGGAGATGGTATCCCACAATTTTGTCATGTGTTCTATGAGAACTGCACTATCAATAGTGATAGGTTTGATTTCATAGAGCCTTTGGTAAAAAAGATAAATCCAGTTGCAATAGTTAGAATAAAATCTAATATAACTATGAAGACAAGTTCTATATTGACATCACCACTACATTGTGATATACTACCAGAAATATATGAGAGTCGTGACAACGTGACATTAGACAATCAGAGGACAGGAGTATTCTATTTAAATACAAATAATGGATATACTTTCTTTGATGGTGGTGAAAGAGTTAGTAGTGTGGAGAATAGGTTAGTTGTATTCCCATCATCAAAACGTCATGCTGGTACAACTAATACAGATACAGACTTTAGGTGTGTAATTAATTTAAATTGGTTTTGAGGTAAAATGGAAAACTTTATAAAAACATACAACAACGCAATACCAGACGTTCTTTGTGATTCATTAATTCAAAGGTTTGAGACTAACAAAGACCAATGGGAAAACAGAGATAAACGAACTGAAGACAGAGGTAATCTAAAGTTTAATGAGGTTCACCTTTTTAAACATATGGATACTTGGAAACAAGAGGTAGAGACTCTTGCAGACATATTTAAAACGTATACTGATGAATATAAGGCTCAGTATAGTGAGTTTATGTTTCCACCAAAGTATGGTATTGAACCATTCAAGATGAAGAAGTACGAAGCGAATGGTTTAGACGAGTTTGGTTGGCACGTGGATGTCAACACAACGGATTCAATGAAGCGATGGTTAGCTTTCTTTTGCTATCTATCTGATAATGACGAAGGACACACAAGTTTTCCATATCAGAAAGTTGGAACAGATTGTAAGAGAGGAACTATAGTTATCTTTCCACCAATGTGGCCATGGTTACATCAAGGTGCAAAACCAGTAAAAAAACCAAAGTATTTCTTAGGGAGTTATTTACATTATGTCGATTAGAGATCAATATGTTTTCATAACAAATAAAAATGAAGAAATGCAATGTATAGGTATTCGAAAAGGAAAATTTGAGGGTGTGGTTTATAAATATGGTAAAGTATCTTTAGGTGAAGAAAATAAAGATGGGGACTTGCCTTTTAAGTTCGAATATGATATACTAGACAATAACATGATACCAAGAGAGGAGTTTGATAACGATAGCTTCTTCACATTACTTGGTGACATTTTAGTAGATATAATTGATAGACAAGAGGATTTAAATATTGGATATACAAACGATAGAGAGAACAACTCTCAGTAACTTAATCTATAACGAAGATTATGCAAGAAAAGTATTACCTTTCATTAAGGGTAAATATTTTGAAGTAAAAGAAGAAAGAATAATATTTGAGGAGATATCTAACTTTGTAGATAGGTATAAGAAGATACCTACCCAAACAACCTTAGAGATAGAACTTGGTGACAGAAAAGACTTATCAGAAATAGAGTATAAGAAAGTCGTTGACATAATTAAAACACTTAATCCAACGGAGGTAGATTTTGATTGGCTCGTGGATCATACGGAGAAGTTTTGTAAGGATAAGGCGATTCACAATGCGATTGTTGATGGTATATCTATTATTGATGGGAACGATAAAAATAGAACTCCAGATTCTATACCAAGCATTCTTACGGACGCCCTCGCAGTATGTTTTAATAACGCTGTGGGTCATGATTATATTGGTGATGCTGATTCTAGATTCGAATATTACCATAGAATAGAAGAACGTGTTCCTTTTGATTTAGATTTTTTCAACAAAGTAACAAAAGGTGGTTTACCCACAAAGACGTTGAATGTTGCACTTGCTGGTACAGGTGTTGGTAAATCATTGTTCATGTGTCATATGGCTGCAAGTAGTATTGCTCAAGGTAAAAATGTTTTGTATATTACACTTGAGATGGCTGAGGAACGTATCGCAGAACGTATAGATGCAAACTTGATGAATATATCTATGGAAGACTTGCACTCTCTACCAAAGAAAATGTTTGATAGTAAGATTGATGAATTAGTCAATAAAGTAAATGGTAAACTGATAATTAAAGAATATCCTACTGCGACTGCAAACAGTAATCACTTCAGAGGTCTAATCAAAGAACTTGCAATCAAGAAATCATTCAAACCAGATATCATATTCATAGACTATTTAAATATCTGTTCATCATCTAGATTCAAAGGTGGTGCGAATATCAACTCATATACCCTAGTCAAGTCGATTGCAGAAGAACTGCGTGGTCTTGCAGTTGAGTGTAATGTTCCTATCATGTCTGCAACTCAAACCACTAGGTCTGGTTTTGTATCCAGTGATATAGGTCTTGAAGATACATCTGAGTCTTTCGGTCTGCCTGCAACAGCTGACTTCATGTTTGCGTTAGTTACAAATGATAAACTTGAGGATAAACATCTAATCAAAGTAAAACAGTTGAAGAACAGATATAATGACCCAACTATAAACAAGACGTTCTATCTAAAGATTGACAGAGCGAAGATGAGATTGTCAGATGCATCTCTAGAAGACCAATCTGATTTGGTTGATAGTGGACAAGATACTAGTAAAATAGATACATCATTGTTTGATAAAACATCATTTGGTAAAAGAAACCTTGACTTTTCTAAATTAAAAGTATAATAAATAATAGGAAACTATATTTAAATGGGAAAGTGTTATGTCAATAAGAGATCATATTCGTATCTTAAAACCATTAACTATAAAAGAATCTGTTGTAACAAGGGTACGAAGTTTAACAGAGGCATATGATATATTCCCAAAGTCTGAGGGTGAGATAGACACCTTAGATATTCCACACAACAAAGATAATCTAAAAGCATTACTGAAAGATATACTATCAAAATCTGATGGTATGGCCGACCCAATCGCAATATCAAAAAATCCCAAAGAAAAGGTTGTTAAGATACATAGACTCGTTGCAGATAATCTTAACTTACCAGCGTTATCAAAGAAGTATGGTATAAAAGTATCTGCTGGTAATGGTTCAAGAGGTGGTACTGGTGCGAAAAGTCAAGGATTTGGGTTTGAAGGTCAAGTAACAAAAGATATAGAAACATATATCGCAGAGGGTGTTGACTCTCCAAATCTTACTTATCCAGAGTTTATGAGAGAGTTACATGATACTATATTATCAAAACACTCTGACATATCAGTAAAACTAGAGGGTGGTGCAAATACTCGTAGACCACTTGTATTTACAGATATTGGTGCAATAATAAAAGGTAGAGGATTGCAAATAGGCAATCTGATAACAGATGTTACTGTTTATGGTGATGGTAAACCTTACTTTCTCTCACTAAAGTTTGGTGGAACAGTTACATTCTTCAATGCTGGTGTTGCGACTATTTTTACTGAAGATCAATTTAAAACTGGTAAGTTTAAAGATAAAAGAGCAAAACAATTATTAGGAATGTTTGGTATTGACGAGAAAAAATTTATTGACATTTTTGAGAAATATGATAAAAAGAATGCAAGAACAATTGTACCTAAGATAGAAGAGGATGTAACCAGAAAAGTAAACATGAGGTCACTGTTACAATTATTAGTCACAGGTATAGGTTACGGATATTACATGGTTCATAAGAAAGGCAAAAAGGTCGAGTATTATGAAATGACCAGAAGAAGAATGATGGACTCTGCAAAAGTTAAAAGTGTTAAGGTATTATATCCAAAACCAGGCTCTGCAAAAAGAATAGACATAGAGGTTATAACAAAACTTTATATATTTAAAATAAATATAAGAAATAAACAAGGTGGATTATACCCATCACACATTATGTGTGATTACAAACCAAATCCAGATGCAAAATGAAAACATTCTCAGAACTACTAACAGAAGATAAGGGTGGTAAGAACTTACACCTAGAACATCTAGAGGATGAAATACTCAACTATGGTGTTGATGGTGGTAGGGCTGCAATTAATTTCCTACAATCACTCAGAGATATGTTATCTGGTTCTTCTCGTTCCTCAACAAATATGACTGTTAAATGGGATGGAGCGCCTGCGATATTTGCTGGTATCGACCCAGAAGATGGTAAGTTCTTTGTTGCAAAGAAATCAGTATTCAACGTAAGTCCAAAACTATACAAGACAATTGCAGAAATAGATGCAGACTTGTCTGGAGCATTAAATGAAAAATTTAAAGTCGCACTCACAGAGTTCTCAAAACTTGGAATCAAAGGAGTCTTACAGGGCGACCTCATGTTCACAAACGACATTTCGAAAGAAACTATTGAAGGGGTATCATATTACACTTTCCAGCCTAATACTATTGTTTACGCTGTTCCTGTTGATAGTCCTCTTGGTAAAATAATGAATACTGCGAAGGTTGGTGTCGTATGGCATACAACCTATACTGGTTCTGCACTACAGGATATGAAAGCATCATTTGGTGCAGACATATCAAAGTTATCTAAACCATCAAGTGTGTGGATGGATGATGCAACATACAAAGATGTGTCTGGTCGTGCAACCTTTACACAAAAGGAAACAGATGCAGTTACAAAGATATTATCACAGACTGGTTCTACGTTTAGAAAAATAAATTCACCTTTATTAAAACAGTTTCTAAATTTACAAAACAGTATGACAGGTGTATTATCTAGTGCATCACTCAAGACATACAACAACTCAAAGGTTCGTGCTGGTGAGATAATCAAGAACCCAAAGAAACACGCAGCTGGTTATGTGGATTGGGTTCAGATGTCAATACAGAAACAGATAGACAAAGTAAAGAGTGATAAGGGTAAAGAGAAGTATACTAATATGCAAAAAGAATATGTGAGAGATTTTAAGAAACACGTTAATAATCTTACACAAGTCATCACATTTCAGAATTTACTGGTAGATGCAAAGATGCAGATAGTAAAAAAACTAAATAGTGTTAAGGGTCTTACTGATACGTTCATTAGGACTAGTAATGGTTATAAAGTGACAAACCCAGAGGGGTACGTTGCAATTGATAGAGTAAGTGGTGGTGCTGTTAAACTTGTAGACCGAATGGAGTTCTCGTTTAACAACTTTACTGCGATTAAGGCATGGGATAAATGATAGACGAACAGACTAAGATTGAATTTTTAAAGAGTATGGGTTGTGATAAAGAGTTGCATAGTGGTACTACATTATTAGAACATTTGATAGGAACAAGGGATATAGTAAAAGAAAGGGGTGGTTCTGAATATCTACAAGATGCGTGTCTTTTTCATTCTGTTTATGGAACACAGAGGTTTAGTCACCAGAGTACGTCAGACAGAGAAAAAGTCAAGTCATTGATTGGAGAGAAAGCAGAGGAACTAGTTTACATATTTTCTATGTGTCCGTATCCTAGAACTGATAAGATAAAAACTATGTACAGAGGACAAATACAAGAAGACCTACTTGCAATGGACGGAGCTAATGAAGATGAACAGTTAATCACTTCTGAAGTAAGATTAAATACAAAGTTAGGTAAACTGTTTCAACAACACCTTAATTAGAGGCATGGGAAAAATGAAAAACTTTAAAGAACTCACAAAAGAGTTAGAAGAGGCAGTCATGAAAAGACTCGACCTTGCAAAACTCAGAAAGAGGTCAAAAGAACAATCAATCCGTATGAGAAGATTGATGAAAAACCCAGCATACAAAAAGAAAATCGAACTCAAAAAGAAACGCATGAAGTCTACACCAGAACTTCTAGTGAGAGCTCAGAAAAAAGCAAGAGATACAGTAAGGAAGAAATTCTACCCCAAGTATGATGAAATGGGTAGAGAGGGTAAAGCGAAGATAAACCAAATGGTTTCTCTCAAACACGGCCCCAAGATATCAAAGATTGCAAAGAAACTATTACCAAAAATAAAGATACAATCAAGAGAACTCGTCAAAAGAGCAAGAGAACTTTCAAAGAGTGATCCAGATGCGTAGATTTTTAGAACTCATAGAACAAAAAGAGAATGTAGTATTTACATTCGGTAGGTTCAATCCACCTACAACTGGTCACGAAAAGTTGATACAGAAAGTTGCATCTGTCGCTGGTAGTAATCCGTTCCGTATCTATCCATCATATTCCCAGAACCAAAAGAAAGACCCACTACCATTTACACTCAAGATTGCATACATGAGAAAGATGTATCCACGTTTTGCAAAGAATATCATTGCAGATAAAGATGCAAGAACAGCGATAAATATTGCAGTAAAACTTCATGACGAGGGTTTCAAGAATGTTACTATGGTGGTTGGTTCTGATAGAGTTAGAGAGTTTTCTTCACTACTTAACAACTACAATGGTGTTGAGGGTAAACGACATGGTTTCTATAAGTTCGATAAAATCAATGTAGTATCTGCTGGAGAACGTGACCCAGATGCAGAGGGTGTTGAGGGTATGTCTGCATCAAAGATGAGGAAAGCTGCATCTGATAGTGACTTTGACTCATTTAGTCAAGGACTACCTAGAAATTTCAAAGATGGTAAGAAACTTTATCTTGATGTAAGAAAACATATGGGTATCCGTGAGGAACGAGATATGGGTGAGATGACTGACTTTGAGTCACTCAGAGATATGTATCTTACAGGTAAGATTTGGAA